ATGTAGGATCAGTAGTGGGTTTGATATAAACAAAGCTAGTGTCGGATGTTAGTACAGCAGTATCTGAAGACAGTGCTGAGCCATCAGCAAGTGCAGAATTATATGCAATGATTCTATACACTGTTGGCAGTGTTGCATCAAATTCTAGAGCAGTACTTGGTCTAGTTGGATTGACGTTGGCAATACCTGTGAACTTGAAATTTTGTAGTTCTCTAATAGAAATGTTCATATGATCACTTAATTGTGTGATCAAACCATTTGCTTCTCTATTATCGTTAGCACTTGTGCTAACACTCAGTAACAATATCTCTTTACCACCAAATGCAGTACCGCCGCTAGTATAAGTGCTATAGGTAATACTGTTAGTTGGAGTTACTAGTGTAGGATCAGTGTACAACTGAATTGTATTTGCACCGTTTGCTTTGGCATAGTATAGACCAGTAATCTGTGTCATACCACCAACACTTTCAATTTTAACTAGGTCACCGTCTGAGTAATGATGACTTTCTGTAAATGTGACTTGTGCAGGTTGCGCTTTAGTAATAGCATTAATGTTATAAGTAAACTTTTCGTAGACAGTACCACCACTGGTAAACACACCGTAGCCGCTAGAGTTGACAGGTGTTGCTAGTGCAGCATCACTATACAATTCAAAAGTCTTATAAGTTAAAGGTTTAACATAATACTTGTTACCGTTTAACTGTGTTGTACCGCCAACACCACTGATTAGCACACGGTCGCCTGAGTAGAATTTAATTGGACTTTCAACGGTTCCGCCTGAACTCCAAGTAGTCCAGCTGGTGCTATCAACTTCTGGAATTAGCGTATCATCTGAATGTAGTGTAAAAGTTCCAGCACCGGTTGATTTAATATAATAGCTACCGTTGTTAATTTCGGTCATACCTACTACACCAGTAATAGTTACAAAGTCACCATTAGTCATACCGTGACTGCCACTTACAGTTACTTCGGCAGGACTTGCACGACTGATGCCAGTGACCGTTAACGGTAATGTACCATGAACAGTAACTACTGCAGTAGTAGCATTAGTAACACCAGTAATTCTGTAAGTGTATTGACTTTCATTTATGCCAGTGCGTGTTACAGTTCTTAGTTCGTAACGGCCAATAGTTCCGTCTAGGTGATCGATTTCAATCTCACTAATAGTTGACGGTATATAGGTATAGCGTTTAATAAACAACTCAATGTCATTTTGTTGACTATCTGCACTGTAATCTTTATAACGGTAGACCTTAGCAGTTTGCGTCATGTTATTAGCCAATGCCACTTGGTCTGGAATCTCAGTTGGATCAGCACCAATTGATTTTAATCCATAAACACCCTGTGCATTTGAACCAGCAATGCCTCTAATCTGTCCACCGTAGCTGGCAAGATATGCTGTCCAGCAGTAGTAGGTAAATGTTGATACCTGTTCAGTTAGTCCAGTGTTGTGCGCAACAATACCGTAGCCTAGATCGTTAACCTGCGTGTAGTCGTTACCTAACATTGAACGGTTGCCAGGAGTTTCTAAGATAATATTTAGATTACCACTGGTCCAAGGTGTAGTAGGGTTCAATTCAATAGTAGCAATGCCAGTTGATGCATTCCATGAACTAATATTGTCTACTTGATATCTAAAACCATTGTAATAGAAAGCCGTAGGTGCAACAGGTTCTCTATAGTCCAGACCTTCTAGTGTTAGAGTTAAACTGCTAGTGTTGGTAATCTTGGCTTTAAGTCTACCACTAAATCCGTCAACAAACATACCGCCTGCAAATGTCTGTGCATTTACGCTTCTAGAGAAACTTGCACAACTTTGTACATAAGGACTCTTTGAACCGATTGCACCAGCAGGATCTAGAACACACATGAATCCGCCTTGTCCTTGGCCCGTAATGTTGTGAACTTTTACAGCATCATTAAACATAAACATGTCAATTTCTGTATTGTTCTTTGGAGGATTAAAATCAGCATCAAACGCATAAGATACGGTGCTGACCAAGTTGGTAATAGCAGCAGCACTGGCAGATTCTTTAACAATGCTAGTGTCAATAATCTGCGTAGTAGTACCACGCTTCGGAGGAGTTGTACTAACTGTTAGTAGTACATTGTCAATAATCTTTTGAGCAACAGTATTAACATAGCCAATGCCTGCAATACATGCTGCCTGTGTAACTAGACTTGAAGAATTATAAAATTTTAATGCAGTATCAACAACATTGATTTTGCCACCGTCTTTTAAATCTTGTACTAGAGCATCAACAATGTATCCAACATCGCGTCTAGATTTATCTTCATCATAGGCAACTACGCCAACTTGTATTTGTACAAATTCGTTAACTTCATCTTGAATAAATGCCTTGTTGATTTCTAATAGTTTTGCCGCTTTAACATATCCGCCAGCGTTGGTATAACTTGGGCCAACATCCATGGCTTTGCTACTATCTATTAGATAATGATATCCGTATTTTGGACTGTCATATGTTGTAGGTAATGCACTTAGGCCAGTAGATACTACTGATGCAATACTAGTCATTAATGTAGTTGTTTTAGAAATAGCAGCAGCTTCACCGTTGTTGCTGTTGATTGTTTGTGTTACTGCTGTTTGCAATGAAGTGTAGGCAGTGTTAGGCAAAATATAATTAACAATTATAGTTTTTAACTGTGTAATGGCAGCAGCAGTCTGTGCTTCTTGTCCTGCAATCTTGCTGGTAACGCCATTGTAATATAATGCTGCCGCATCATAGGTACTGGCGTTACCACCAAATTTAATATCTTGGATTAGAGCATCAACAATAAGTCCTACATCGCGACTGCACTTGCCTTCGTTGTAGGTAAAACTTGTCGTAAATGGAGCAAGGTTCCCTGCTACACGGCTTGCAATCCATGCAATTAATTCACGCTTTAGATAATCTTTATTAGCTTCTAATAAGGTTATAGCATAGGGATAGTAAGTAGTGGCAAGATCCATGCCGTCAAATTCTGTATCTCTATAGAAGTAGGTTTCGATCCATGGACTTTGACTTGCACGATTTCTTGGACGAATTATTGTTCTACGGAATTCATCGCCTTTAAGTGATACGTTAGCAGGAACACGAATAGGAAGATCTTCGTAATAGATGCCACTTTCTATTCTAACAGTAATTTGCAAGTCTTTGTTTGGCTCTGCAAATTCTAATTGTTCAGTTAGATCAAAGCTATATGGAGTTAGTAGTTGACAAGTGATTGTATCTTCTAATGCTCCGTTAGCGTAAGATAAAATTCTACCTAACGCACCTGATTGAATACCTTTGACTAGTTTACCTGGAGTAATGTCAACGTTAGTAGGCAGTCCTTGATCAACATAACCTTGGCCACCGTTGTCAACATTGAATGTTACGTAACCGTCACCGTAATTAATGTTAGGAGCAGAGCTAATACCATTTTGTATAATATCTATTATAATATCAAATTTGTCATCGACTAGGTCCCTTTGAGTAAGATTGGAACTAATTGGATCTGTTTGTCTAGTATAGACTGTTTGATAACTTGTTGTTGGATTAATTTTTTGTAGGACACAGTTAGCCAAATACTTAGCGTAGGCAATGCCGTCTACGGTCTCTAATTGCTGTGCACCACTAGCAACCCTAGCACTGGCATTTTTAAAGTAAGAACGCCCTGCATTAATTGATTGCCAGTTACCGTCAACTAGTGTATCAATGATAACAGCATCAATAATTATGCCCACATCTCTGGAACATAGTTCCGCATTGTAGTTAAGATCTGGATATTCGTCTTCAATAAATCCAATAACTTCTGCTCTAATATATTCTCTATTTAAATTTAATAAAGTTTCTACTGCAACAGCGCCAGTACCGCCGGCAAATGCTACACTTTGAACGGTACTGTAGGTTGTACTGTTACCTATAGTGTAGGCAATTTTTTGTCTATAAGGTCCTGGCTCGTTACCTGCAAGTTCAATTAATTCTACAGCCTTAGCACAGGCAGCACCTACAGTAGAATAAGCATAGGCAAATGCACGACCTTCTTTGCCTGCTGGCACTCCAACTTGTGCGTTATCTCCACTAGTTGAAACAAACAAATTAATATTACTGGCAAAACTGTTATTGTCAACATAGTATTTTGTAGCAGCTTGAAAATCTTCATCAGCACCTGTAATTGTAGGCACTGTATTAACATTTAATGGGCTAGGGTGGTCTGACAAATACAATGGACCTTCTAATACATCACCTTGTCTACGCACAGTAGATTCACGTGGCATTGCTTCATTGCTTAAGAAATTGCCCGGAAGTGTTGCATCAAAGTACGCATCGACAATAGTTTGTATACCACTACCACTGCCTGTGCTAACTGTAATTTTTGCAGTGCCAGCTTTGGCATCTTCAAAAGTTGGATGAATACTAAGTTCGTCAACATTCACATATTTTAAATAATAAGTAGTTCCGCTAACTACACCTGCAGGAGCTGTTCCTGTTGAGAAATATTTGTAGGCAATACCGTCTGCACCACTGTCATAACCGTGACCTGTTATTTTAATATTGCCGTTTTGGTAACCTTCAATAGTTTTTGTATATTCGCTTTGATCTACTGGTTCTGTTCTAATGCGTATCTGACCTGCAGTAGAACCACCTGATTGTTGCAGGTAACGACGATCTGCATAACCTTTGGTAACAACTAATTCGTCAATGGTAATAGGGGTAGCAGGGTGTACGCTGTTGAACAAATTTACATTAGCGGTAGATGGCTCGCCTACATTCCCAATAGGTATAGTATTGGCATTTAAAGGAGCACTCATAGCAGGGCTAGTATCACCGATTAGTTTAGCACCACCGGCACTGATAACCAATTGTCCGCTGCCGCTGTTGTTAATGGTAACTCCGTTTGCGCCTATGATGTCTTTAGCAAGTACGCCATCGCCTGTACTATTAACTACAAATGTTCTTGCACTAGTCGTTGTACTGTAGGTACTAGGTGGAGGAGTAGTTGAATACGAGTAGTCACCAGGAAAATCATCTAAATCAGTTGATCTAATTAAATCACCTTGACCAAAAACCGCATATAAGTCTCTAAAGTTGTCATTTACTTTACGGAACGCTTCGCGAATACTGTCGCCTGTGCCGTCGTTGCCTTGTACGCCAATATCAATTGATTGTCTTGCCATTTTGTTTATACCCCGAAACTTGATCCGCATCCGCAAGTGGTTGTTGCGTTGGGATTTTTAATTGTAAAAGATGCGCCCATTAGCTCATCTTTGTAGTCGATTTCAGCACCTTGTAAGTACTGCATACTCATTGCATCTACTAGTACTCGAAACGAACCTACGGCTATTTCAAAGTCATCTTCTGCTTGTTCTTCTTCTAGGCTAAATCCGTAACTGAATCCACTACATCCGCCACCTTGTACAAATGTACGTAATGCTATGTTAGGATTGTTTTCTTCTGCTAGAATATCTAGTATTTTTACTTGTGCTGAGTTGGAAATTGTTATCATATCAATATTTACCTTTTAGTTTTGTAACCCTAATGTAAATACATGATGTTCATCACAACAGAATTAGAAACCTCAGTTCATACTAGAACCAGCAAGCTAGGTCGAGAACACACTTATAAACGCACTCGTACCTTGGCTGTGTTTCGTTGTGATAGTTGCGGTGAAGGCTTTCGTAGACCTAAAGAAAAGATCAGTCCCAAACGACTAAACAACAATTATTTTCATTGCTGCGAGCACTGTGATGCTAAACGTTTTGCTCAAAAGAAAGGCGTCGAGCGACGCCTAATATGGGATATGCCAGTGTCAAGTACTGCGGATATCAGCCGACTCTAGCAGAAACAATATCCCAGTCAATGATCTTCCATTGATTCTCTAAGTACTTTTTCTTATCGTGCTGGTAGTCCAATGCCCATGCGTGTTCCCACCAATCAACTAATAAGACAATATCTCCACGAGTTTGATGATTAACAATGGTTTTGATCTCACCATTACGTGCTAGATAGACCCAACCTGAGCCTTGAATGCCCATGGCTGTTTTAGCAAACTTTTCTTTAAAGTTATCAAATGTCTTGTGGTGCTTGTTGATAAATTCTAGAGCTGCACCTGTAGGAGGATTTGATCCCGAGTATTTCTTATACTGCGGAAACAGAATATTGTGCAGATATGCACCTGCTTCGTTAAAATCTGCATTACCTTCGCCTGCATTATAACGATCAACATAGCCCTTGGCTAGTTTAGCATAGTGGTAGTTTATTGTTTCCAAGCTGATACTTGGATCTAAATCTTCTCTGTGATAGGGAAGTTTGAATAATTCTAAGGTCTTTGGTGTGTTTGATTCTTGTAACATACTCCACCTGATAAAATTATAGCTCATAGTTATATTTAGTTATAAATAACTGCCTAAGGAGGAACATAGAATGTTCAAGAAAATCGCAGAATTCTTCACAGGCAAAAAGCCAGAAGCAGCCCCAGAGGCACCGTATAAAGTAGAAGCAGTACCAGCAGGCACAGAAGCTACAGTTATTGCTGAAGTAACTGCTGCTCCAGCAGTTGAAGCAGTAGTTGTAGTTCCAGAAGCTGTTGTGCCAGCGGCAGTAGTTGAGCAGGCAGTCGAAGCTGTAACTGCCGTTACATCTAAAATAGCAAAAGCACCTGCTGTTAAAAAGCCACGTGCTCCTAAAGCAAAGTAAGAGCCTTAGCCTGTTCGTACAGTGTACGGCTGGCTAGATTCTTGCCTTTACTTTCGCACATGATATCATGTGTGTTTAAAAAGCCCAGTGCCCACTCATTTGTTGCTGTATTCCAGTAAAAATCAGAGTGTGCTCTGAGCTTTTGTTTTTTGTAGCCTTCTGATAATAGACCTGCATGGTCCGGCACAACACTAGTGTCGTGATTAACTAGATATTCTTCACGACTAACACTATAATGCATAGTAGGCCGTAGACCGCGCCAACTATCCACAACACGCTTAACACGGTCATCAGTCGGTCGGATATACTCACCTTCCCTAATCCAATGATGGTGTATGTCAAGCACAGTAGGGATAATATCACTAAGAGAAAGGCAATCATTTAGGCCCCAGGCGTTTTCTTCGTTTTCGATTGTGATGCAGTTTCTTGCTTCGGGGGTAAGTCTTTTGTAGGCAGCTCGAATACCTTCGGGACCGAGTTTACCCGAGATGTGGACGTTGATTTTAAAGTCCTGAAACTGTTGGCCGAAACCCAACCAGCGAACCATGTCTGCATGATATTCAAACTCCTCTATTGAACGTTCTACAATACCTGGGTTGCAACTTGCCAACACAGTAAACTGACCAGGATGCATACTAAGCCTAACACCCCTCTCGCGAGCCAGATCTCCCACGGCTCTAAATGCTCTTTCGCAATAGGCTCGTACATCGCTACGCCGCCAAAACCCGCACCAATCCTGCTGAGTATATACAGGAAGTATATCGCTTGATAGTCGTACCATTCTAAGATTTTCATCAAGTGTTCCTACACGCTGGACCAGTCGACGAGTGGCTTCAATGTTACCTACCATTAGGTCCCAAAGACGCTGTTCAGCTATTTCTCTAGTCTGTCTATTTAACCAAGCAACGGTAGTACTGCCGGTATTATATTGTTTAGCATCATCGTTTTTATCAATGCCATTAACTTGATCAGGGTGATCAATCCATTTACATGCAAAGCCTATTTTAGCCATTTGTGCCTTTACCAGTGTCGTATAACACCTGCGATTATGAAACAGTTTGTAAGTATATATGATAACACAATTAAGGTACGAATGCAAGCAATACGGTCTGATTCGTCGTCCGTATTGCCTGATTTTTCCCCTAGTGCTTTAGCCCAAATTCGCCAAAGTTTACGCAAAGAGGTCCTCATTCCACTCACGATGACCCTCACGGAAAGCCATATTGCTTTGAGTTTCGCGTACTTCTACACGATAGCACCAAAGACGAGCCGCTTCGCCTGGTCCCCACATTTCTGGAATGTAGACACCATT